GGGCGATAGTTACCCCTCGGAAAGTCGAGAAAATGGTTCACCTGCCCTACACGCCCGCCGATGCAGCCATGGGCTTGTAGGTGAAGTTAGCGTTCACTATCATGGCTGAGCACAGCCAACGAGGACGAAAACAATGGCGGTAATCGCACCAACCGTGACGTATTTGGGTGGCGCCAACTCGGTCGCCAAATTCAGCTACGCCGCAATGGCGAACGGCGACACCGGAACGCCTATCCCGTGGGTTCAGTGGGCCGACCGAAGCGTGCAGGTCACCGGCACGTTTGGCGCTGGCGGCAATCTTCGATGGGAGGGCAGCAATGACGGCGGCACGACCTACGCACCCCTCACCGATCCACAGGGTAATGCACTGGATTTCACGGCGGCGAAGATTGAACAGGCCACGGAGATCGTAGAGCTGGCACGCCCGCACGTCACGGCGGGTGACGGAACCACGTCGCTGACAGTCACGCTGGTCGCACGCAAAGCCGACGTGCAGCGGCCTATCTGATGGGGGAGTACGGCGGTATGTCGCCAGAAGAGCACGCCATCATCATGGAAACGGAAGGCATGTCGCCAGAAGAACATGCGCTCATGGAAGAGCGGGCGAAGCTGGAGGACGAGATCAAGGCCCAGCGCCTCGATGCGTTCGGCCTGTCACTTGCTATCACCCGCTCCGAAGCCATCAAGGCCCGCAAGGAGTCGGGTATTGAGGATATTTGGCTTGAGGACGAGGAGTTCTACGAAGGGATAGACGACGCCAACCGGAGTGAGCATCAGACCAATCTGTCTACCAAGCCCCCTGGTCAGGGTTTCCCCGCAAAGTCCACGGTAACGGGCAGCACGGTATTCCCGAACATAACCGCGCCTTATGTGAATGCGGCTGCGGCAAAGGTATCGGATATGTCGATGCCGACCGACAACGCCAACTTCGACCTGAAGCCGACCCCGATAGCCGAAAACATCTCCCTGTTGAACCAGCAGCAGCCAGACGCCATGGCGGGCCAGCAACCTGCGGCGCCAGTCGAAGGCCAGCAGCAGGCGGAAGAGCGAGCCAAGAAGGCCAAGAAGCGGCTGGAAGACTGGATGGTCGAATGCCAATACCACTCACAGCTTCGCTTGGTCATCAAGGACGCGGCGCGGATAGGGTCCGGGGTTATCAAAGGTCCAGTCCCAGAAATGAAGCGGCACGTTGCCTACGTCAACGGGGCGATTGAGATCAAGGAAGAGATCAAGCCGGTTTCCAAAAGGATTGACCCATGGAACCTGTACCCTGATGGGTCCTGTGGAGATTCGATTCACAACGGGTCGTACATCTGGGAGCGGTCCTACCTGACCGAAAAGCAACTGGAAGACCTGAAGGGGTCGCCTGGGTATCTCGACTCCCAAATTGACCGCTGTATCGAAGAGGGTCCACAGCGTGCTCTGGCAGAAGTTAAGAAAGAGCCTGACTCGCGGCGCGAAATAGCGGACAAGAAGCGCTACGAGGCGTGGTTTTTCTACGGTCGGGCGAAGCGGGAAGACATCGAAGCCGCCGGGTGTGCGTGTGGCGAAGATCAGCCCAGCATTCCAGCCATGGTGGTGATGGTGAACAACCACGTCATCAAGGCATCATTCAACCCGCTGGACTCCGGTGAGTTCCCTTACGACGTATTGCCGTGGCAAGTGGTCTCCGGTTCTCCATGGGGCAAGGGCATCGCGCGCCTGGCAAGGACAGCGCAGAGAATTGTCGTGGCGTCATTCCGTGCGCTCATGAACAACATGGGCATGGCCGCTGGCCCCATGTGGCTGTACAAGCAAGGGGTGGTGAACCCGATAGACGGCAAGTATGTCATCGCCCCACTGAAAGGCTGGGCGGTCGCCGAAGACGCGGACATTACCGATGTCAGCCGAGCGTTCGCCTACGTCATCATGCCCACCATGCAGGTAGAGCTGAACAACGTCATTCAGATGGGGATGAAGCTCGCCGAAGACTCCACCGGTTTGCCAATGCTGATGCAGGGGCAGATGGGTTCCGCTCCCGATACCGTTGGCGGGATGCAGATACTCAACAACAACGGCTCCACTGTGCTGCGGGCATTGGGTCGCGCTCTGGGTGACTACATCGAAGAGCCCCACGTCAGGCGTTACTACAACTGGCTGCTCCAGTATGGCGAAGACGATGAGAAGGGCGACTTCACCATCGACGCCAGAGGGTCCATGGTCAACATCGAGCGAGCGATCCAGAACCAGGAAATGATCGGGATACTCCAGCTTTCCGCCAACCCAGCGTATGGGATCAGCACGAAGAAAGCTGTCAAGGAATACTTGATATCTCGGTCCTTCGATCCGAAGGCGTTCGAGATGGACGAAGACGAGAAAGCCCAGTTCGAGCAACAAGCGCAGCCTGATCCTCGCCTTCAGGTCGCCCAACTCAACGCACAGGCGCAGGGCGAGGTCATCAAGTTCAAGCAGGAAGCCTCAGATCAGGCGAAACAACGGGAGATGGAGTTCAAGGCCGCCCTTGAGCAGCAGCGCCAGCAGTTTGAGGCGGAAGAAAACGCCAAGAACCGCGAACTCGAAATGGCGGTTGCCGTCATCAATGAGCGCATGAGCACCGCCGGGCTGAGCAGTCAGGAGCGGGCAACCTTGGCGAGCATCAAGGCCAGGCTGGCTGAGACGGCGGTTAAGGTCAACCTATCGCGTGAACTGTCAGCAACGTCAACGCCGAAGCAGGTACTCACCCCTCCCGTGGAGCCCGAGGGGCGTGCGCCAGATGGGCAGGCATATGCAAGGTAGCCGGTCATGAAACTTGATACGCAAGAAAGAAACTCGCATACCTGGGTGGTCATCAAGGCATACCTGGAGGATCGACTGGCTATGCTGAGGCGCAAGAACGACAACAAGCTGGACGATGCTTCGACGGAATGGCTCAGGGGCCAGATCGCCGAGGTGAAGGGCCTTCTGAGCATCGACAAGGACGACGATATTGGCGATCAGTAGCGGGTCTCAGTGGTAGTGAGCACTCACTTGCATGCACGAAACGCATGGCGTATATTTAAGACCGGAGGTTAGGTTATGTCCGACGACAACGAATTCCCCGTAGGGTCTGCGCAAGCGGCATTCGACGCGGTTTCGGCTGGCGAAGTACCAGAGACCATCGAGCAGGGCCGCCCAGCAGAGGAGGTTGCCGAAGCGGTTGTCGCTGAAGCAGATCCTTTTGAGGGTGTTCCCTCTGCTCTACTGGACAGGCTCGCGCAACTGGAAGCCCAACTGGCATCCGTCAACAAACTCACCTCCAGCATCAATGAACTGAAGAGCAATATCGGCCGGATCGACTCTATCCAGAGCGCTCTCGCCGAAGTGAAGTCGCAATCTCCCCCGAAGGAGCTTGTGAAGCGGGAGAAGTGGGATCACGTCCAAAGGGAGTACGACGATATTGCCGCAGGCATTGACGAACGCTTGGACGAGCGCCTTGAGTCCATCACGGCCCTCAGCCCAACCGTCGATGTCAGCAAGATCAGAGAAGAATTGGCCCAGGAAATGAGTCAGCGATTGGAGGCCACCGCCCGCGAAGCGCGCGAACTGGCGAAGATCGAGAAGAAATACCCGGACTGGGAAGACATGGTAGTGGATAACGGGTTTCAGTCATGGCTGCCCACGCAGGCCCCTGGCATTCAGGCGCTTGTAAACAGTGAGCACGCAGCCGACGCGATCCGACTCCTCGACCTGTACACCGAGGCCAACAAGCCGGCGGGAAAACCCACAGAAAGCGCGGCAAAGCGACTCGAAAGAGCGGTTGCCCCATCGGGGAATTCCTCGCCAATCAAAAAAGTACAGCAGACCGCACAGGAAGCGTTCAACCAAGCGCTCGCCTCTGGCGGTATGGCATGAGGTTTTAACACATGGCTACGCTCAGTTACGCAACCAACGATCCCCGGATCGGCAAATTCCGCGCAGAGATCCTGAAACACTCTGTCCCCAGGGAAGTGCTGGGCATCGTAGGCCAGCAATTCCAGTTTGGCGAAAACCAGTCCGACACCTTGGTGTTTCGGCGCTGGCTGCCCTTTGGCGGCGCCGCTACCAACGCCACCACGCAGAACCAGTGGGTGGTTGATCCCGCAACCCATCAGGTTACCGAAGGGTCGCCGGTCACGCCTGACATCATCACCCCGCAAGACATCACGGTCCAGATGCAGCAGTACCAGTGTCTGTACATGTACACCGACAAGACTGCGATGCTGTACGAAGACGACGCGCCTGCCGAGATGAAGAAGCAGACGGGTCAGCGTATGGCGCTGCTCCGCGAGAAGATTCGCTACGGCGCTTACAAGGGCTGTACCAACAAGTTCTACGCTGGCGGCACGTCTCGCGCGACCGTCGATGAGGTTGTTGGCCTGAACTTCGTCCAGAAGATCACCCAAAACCTGATGGCGAACCGTGGCGACTTCATCACGTCCGTACTGGCCCCTTCCGGCAACTATGGCACCGCGCCTGTCGAGCCTGGCTTCATCGTGTTCTGTCACACCGACTGCGAATACGACATCCGCCAGATCCCCGGCTTCAAGCAGTGCGCCGAGTACGGTCAGCGGAAGCAGGTTCACATGATGGAGCTGGGTTCAGTCAACCGCTTCCGGTTTGTGGTCAGCCCCGAACTCACCTCAATTCCCGATGCGGGGGCTGCGGTGGCCGGCTTGGGCCTGAAGTCCACGAGCGGAACCAACGCAGACATTTACCCGATGCTGGTCTTCGCGGACAACGCGGTCGGGGACATTTCGCTGCGCGGGATGAACTCGTTTCAGGAAATCTGGCTGCCCCACAACAAGGCCGACAAGTCCGACCCTGGCGGTCAAAAGGGCTTCGTCGGAGCGACCTTCTGGTCAGCCGCGTTCGTTCAGAACGATGGCTGGATGGCGGTCGGGGAAATGGCTGTTACCGACATTTAATGCCTGATGGCCCGGCTTATTGAGCGGGCCTTTCACTGAAGAATTTACTGAAGAATTTGGAGAACGACGATGTTTCAACACAACGACCAACGAGGCTTCACCGGCGCCCTGTCGCGGGCGGGTCTTGGTATCGGCTCTACCGCGTCCCAGGTATCGCTTGCGGCCCCCAACGGCGCAGGCACGGACTACGCGATCGGCGGGATTGCGTACCACAAAGCTGATGCGGCTTCCGTGGCTATCACTGCCGCAGCAGCTCAGGCGGCTGACACCACCTGCCTTTATCTGGTGTGTCTGGACTCCGGAGGTACGCTGTCCACCGTGAAGGGGGATGATGTCCTGAACACCGCACTGGATGCGGGGACGGCGGTTATCCACTGGCCCTTCCAGCCGGCGGGTCTCTGCGCCATCGGTGCCGTCAAGGTCAAGACTGTCGGGGTGACCTTTACCGCGGGTACGACCAACCTGGATGCTGTCGGCGTCACGGATACCTACTACAACTTCGCCGCTGGGATGCCGCACGTCCCATTGGCGTCGTAATTTTCCAGGCCCTTTAGGGAAGGCGGCGTAAGTCGCCTGTCCCCACAACTTACTACAGGAGAAGGCCGCTATGATGCTTTGGAAACGAATTGACGAATTGAGTGTTATGCGGCGGCTTCGGCTGCCCAAAAACGCGACGCTTGAAGCGAATGGCGTGAGTATCACGTCAGCCGAATTGAGCGTTCTTGACGGAATCACCGCAACGGCTGCCGAGCTGAACCGTGCCGCCGATGTATCGACGCGGGTTGTCAACGCAACCGCTGCCACCCTGGCAGTTACCGCTGCGGACCACGACAGCAAGGTTGTGACGCTGAACAGGGCCGGCGGCATCGCTGTAACGCTACCAGCGGCTTCGGGGAGTGGCGCAAAGCTCCATTTCATCGTCGGCACCACCTTCACCACCAGTGGCACGATCAAGGTCGCCAACGCATCCGACGTGATGACCGGCACCGCGCTGTTGGCGCAGGACGCAGGGGATACGGCGGTGATGTTCGAGACCGCTGCAACATCGGACACCATCACCATGAACGGCACCACCACGGGCGGCATCAAGGGCGACAGCTACGAGCTGATCGACATTGCTGCAAACCTCTGGTGGGTGCGGGTTGTTGGGTCTGCAAGCGGCTCGGAAGCCACGCCGTTCTCGGCTAGCGTTTGAACACCGTTTTAATGCACCGTCTAAGCAATACATGCTATACTGCACCCTCTATCAACGAGGGTGTATGTATGGCAAGTTTATTCAAAGACTTAACCGGCCAGCGGTTCGGCAAATTGGTTGTTGTCGAAAGAGTTGCCGGGAAGTGGTCTTGTTTGTGCGATTGCGGCAAAACAAAGACTGTGCAGGGCGGGAACTTGACGCGCGGGGCGACGAAGTCGTGTGGGTGTGGCCAGTTTTCTGGGTTTAGCGCACACAACAACAGCATAAAGCATGACCTTATCGGGATGAGGTTCGGCAGATATACAGTGCTTGGCCCAGACAATGCAAGCGAGGGAAGCCTAAAGACGCGATGGGTTTGCCAGTGTGACTGTGGAGACACCAAGAGCGTTCTTTCCGAGAATTTGCTGCGAGGCTCAACGCAGTCATGCGGGTGCCTTCATAAGGAAATCATGACAGCCTTCAACAAGGAGAAAGCGACGCACTGGCATTCCGCTGGGATTGATGAGAACGGCAAAAGAAAAGTGTCTCGAACATATCGGACATGGCACGGCATGAAGCAGCGATGTCTTAACCCCGCCGCGCCAAATTACCACTTGTACGGCGGGCGAGGTATTTCGATATGCGAGGCATGGGCCAACAGTTTCGAGGCGTTTCTTGCCGATATGGGAGAAAGGCCGGACGGGAAGACCATTGATCGAATTGATTGCGATGGCGATTACTCAAAGGATAATTGCCGTTGGGCGACCAACTCCGAGCAAGCGTTAAACCGCAGGCCGGTGTCGGAAGGTTTCAGAGAGAAGATGCGCGCTATCACCAAGGCGCACTGGGAAAACCCCGAATACCGGGGAAAAGTAATGCAAACGAGGCGTAAAAACGCAACGGTGTAACCGAACACCCCGTCTCGGCGGGGCTCTACCCAAGAGGTGTTTATGGAT